ACGGCCGCCGCCTCGAGGCTCAGCCGCGGCCGACGCCGTCGCCGCGGCCACGGCCAGGCCCGCACCGCGAGCCCGAAGATGGTGCCGAGGCCAAAGCCGACCCCGAGGGCGGCCAGCGTGAGCAGCGGCCAATCGATCATGGGCTGGCTTTCAAAATGGCCGTGGGACCCGGTGCGCCGGCTCCGGGCCGCTCTCCGGGCCTGGGAACGGGCCGAGCCGCCCGAGAATCCGCGAGAGCCGCGCGGCGTTGGCGCGATTGTCCGCGACCGAGCACGCTGCCCGCGGCCCCTCGATCCGCACCCAGTGCAGACCGTCCCCGATCGGCTTGCCGTGGTCGTCGTAGCAGTCGTAGCGGTCGCCCGGGAACGACCAGTCCTCGCGGCGGCCCGAGGCCGAGCCGAAGCACCGATAACACCCGCCGTGCCACTCGAGCGGGCCACGGCACACTGGGCAGACAAACGGGCACGGGGCGCCCAAGGAATACTCGCGGGCAACCGGACACCAGGCTGCCGAACCGGCTGGCCCCGGGCCTCGGACCAGCACCACGCCTCCGCCATGGCCCGCACAGCGCCGGAGCGGAGGGGGAGTAAAACCGCCGGGCGACGCCGGCCGCTCGCGGCCACACGCCTCGCAGGCCCGCGCGCCCTCGTTGACGGCCCCGCATTCGCAGGTCCACTCACGCATCAGGGCCTCCTGTGGCCGGCGGGGGCGCCGGCAATTCGCCGAGGTACTGCTCGCACTTCGTGCGGTTAAACAGCGTGGCCGGGCGCAGATACTTGGCCATCTCGGTGCTACGCCACTCGTGAACCTTTCGGCTCACAATGGCGCGGAGTTGCCACGGGGCGATGCCGTCGCGCAAGCGCGCCCGAATCAGGTCGAGATGCGTCGCTGTCTGCCGATAGGTGCGGCCGGCTTTCTGGTTCAAGAATTCAAGGATCTCCCCTGAGAGATCCAGCGGCCCGGTGGGGGCAACCGGGCCATTGTAGTTATTCGGTACTCGGTAATCGGAATCGGACTCGGAAGGGAAAGGGGGGCGCCCCCCTTTCGAGAGGCTTTCGAAAGGCTTTGCGATTTTGTAGTATTCACAGAAGTTTAGAACGATTTGGCAGCGCGGCAGTTCGGCGAGCGCTCGCTCGACTCCGAGGCGCTGTTTCACATGCGCGAGGTTCATGGTTGGGTCATATCGGAGGGCATTTCGGACCCAGACCACGAAATGCTCGGGGTCATACTCGATCCACCGCGTGTCACGTAACTGCTTGAGCGAGCGGGTAATTTGACTGCTCCGCAATCCCGTCTGCTGAGCCAATACCGCCGGATAGTAGCGAAAGATCGCAGCCGGACCAGATTGCTTGCCCAAACGCAGCGTAAAGAACAGAAGACGAGACGACGGAGACAGATTCTGAAAGTCAATGTCGTCCAAAAGCGCGCTGTAGACACTGCGGTAGACGCCACGGTGTGACACGGCGGGGCCTCCCTCTGCAAAGGGTCTAAAACAATGGCGGGCGCCCCCGTGTTGCAGCACGGAAGCCTTGCGGGCCACGGCGTCGCGCCGCCGCCACCCGCCACCGCTGACCCTAGCAAAGGGGCACCGTCCACGTCAATTGAGCGGGGCCACGCGCGCCTGCACCCAACGCAGGAGGCACCGATAGCCACAGAACCAGATCAGGGGGAAGGCGCCGGCCCCGACGACGCCGATCGTCTCGTCGCGCAGGGGGCCGAGGCAGGTGGTGCACCGATCCGACTCCGGCCGGCTCACTCAGCCCCGCTGTGCGGGCCGGGGTGGCGCTGTACGGCGTCCAAGAGGTCTTGGAGGGCTGCCACGTCGGCCACCTCCGGCTTCGCCCCGCCTAGGTGCCGTAGCGCCAACGCTCGGCGCTCCTGGGGGCTCATGCTCACCCGGTCGGCGGCCGCGGTGATGGCCGTGAGTAGGGCGGCCCGCTCCTCAAGCACCAGCACCGGGAGGCCCGTGACCGGATCCCCGCCGGCGCCGACCCCGAGGCTGACCGGCGGCCCCTCTGGCAGTTCCACCTGCCGGCCGGCCCCCCCCTGCGCCCACTCAGCGAGCCGGCGCCCCGCGGCCCGGGTGATCGGCTGGTCCGGGGGAAAGAAAGGCCGGTGCTGCTCCTGCAGCTTGATCGGCACCGGGTAGCCCGGGCGGCTGGCCAGGAGCAGCAGGCTCGCGGTCAGTTCATAGGGCAGCGTCTTCTCGGCCACCGGCACCCAGCCGTCGACCCCGGTCCCGGTCACCCGCTTGCGGACTTCATACTTGCCATCTGGTCCCCGCACCATCTCGATTTTCTCCTCGGCCCGGAAGCAGAGGACCAGATGCGCGCGGACTTGGAGCAGGCGGGCCACCATCTTCCGGTGCTCGCCCTTGGGCTTGATCCAGGAGGCCATGCGCGCGGACTCCTTGCTCCCCATCCGCTGGAATTCCTCCTCCTGGTAGTCCAGCAGGCCGCCCTGCCCCGCGTGCTCGTGGCTGGCGCTATCCACCAAGATCACGCGATAGCCGGCCCGGTCGGCGGCCTCGATGGCGTCGGCGTAACGCGACGGGCGGAAGGGAGGGCCGAGGTCGCCGTGGTCGAAGGTGAAGCGGTCGGCGTAGTGCTTGGCTCGCCCGGCCTCGGTGTCGATCACCGCGAAGGAAGTGGACGGCGCCGCCCCGCGGAACGTCGACCCTCCGGCGAGCACGTCCATCATGCCGGAGGCCAACTCCATGGCCGTGTAGGTCTTGCCGGAGCCGGTGCCGCCCACCAGGCCGATGATGAGGCCGACGTCCTCGCGGACGGCCGGCCGGAAGGTGAAGGTCATCGGACCCGGATTAGGTAGCCGGCGCGCTTGCGCCCCACCACCGGCGAGGGCAGGCTCGGGCTGTGGTGGACGGTCCGCCGGAGGTCGGGCAGACGAAACGTGCCGGCGGGGGCAGTCCCGTACTCAGTCCCGATGACCGCGAAGAGGGCCGGGTACTGCCGCCGGGAGACGGCGCGGCCGTCACAGGGCAGATAGTCCGCCGGGACGGGGCCACCCTTCCACGCTCGGAGATACCCTGCCCGCAAGGTCATGCGCGCTCGGCCTCGTCGGGAAATCCCTCCGTATAGGTCTCGTCCTCTGGCACCTCACTCGCGCGAATCCACCACCCCCAATCCTTGTGGGGCGGATCCATCGGGTTTTCTAGGATCACGATGCCCGTATCCTCGCCTTCGTACGCGTAGACCGACGCCGTGTCCGGCACGTGCGCGAGCAGGGCTTTCAGTCGTCCGACGGTAATCACTCGCGCGCCTCGTCCGGCCGGTGGCAGGGGCAGCCGCACCGGTCGGCCTCGCCATCGCTCCCGCGCTGCACGTGCCGGCAGTCGCGGTGCCGCCCGTCCTGACACCACGCCCAGATGTCGTCCCTCATGCCGGCGGCCTCCGTTCCTGTTCGGCGAGTTCTCGCTCCTCGCGCTCCATCCAACGCGCCTCCTCCCACGGCGGCAGCGTCGCGTGACACGTCCGCGCCGGATACGCGGGCCAGGTGTCCGTCGCCAAGCACTCGGCCCAGATCTCGAGCGCGGCGAGCACCTTCTTCGTCGCCAGCGTCAGCACGTCCGGGCCGAGGCCGATCACGGAGAGGGCATAGGGCAGAAAGGTTTCCTGCACCACGAACCGCGGCTCGGCGAGGTGGCCGAACACCGCTTGGATCCCGCGCTGATACCAAACCGCTTGAATATCGTAGCCGTTAGCGAAGAGACTCCCGCGGATCCAGACGTCGGGATGCGCCGAGCCCGCGGTGGTTTTGTAATCGTCGAATCCTTTCGTGTCGAGCCGCAGCCAGTCGAGGCGCGCGCGGCACCAGATCCGCCCCTCTTGCCAGACGAGCGTGCGCTCGGGTCGGCCGTCGCTCAGCGGCCGCGGGCGCGGGTGCAGGCCGATCTGCCGCCACGCCTGCGTGGCCATCGCGACCACGTCGGCCCACCGGTTCTCCAGCAGGGGCACCTTGCCGGCCCGCCGCGCCTCATCGCGCTGGTCGCGCGCCGCCCGCGTCCGGTAGTCGGGATAGGGCAGCAGCGTGAAAGCGTCGTCGCCCTC